AGGAGTGTTGTCTGTGGCAGGCTGGTCAGTCCCATATTCATGAGTGTGGGCACCAGCAGAGTTTGTAGTGTGTGTATGGGCGTTATCAGTAGAGGTTGTATGGCTATGAGCACCGGCTGAAGTCATAGAGGCGTGAGTATGGCTATCAGAACCACCTGTAGTCCCCGGGTCGGTTGATGTAGGCGCTCCTCTGATAAACCTTGCTATAAGATTCGGTGTGCCATTGTCTCCATCACAGAGAAGCCAGTTATCAGGGATGCTGGCTAAAGTCCCAGACCACATTGCAATCGTGCCAACTGGCACTACATCCTTGCCACCAAATACTATTCTACCGAACTCAGTAATGCGACCAATAATAGCTCGCCCATACTCATCAATGCCATTTATCTTTGCTCTACCAAATTCTGTTAGCCTCATTCAGCGTCTTCCTTCAGGATATTATGTCGTTACCACTGTGCCATCGGTCTTGATAAGGATAGAGCCTCTGTCTGCTATTACAGCAGCAGGGTCTGTAGTTATGAAACCGCCATGAGACACTTCCGTTGCATAGACTCCACCCTTGATTAGAGAGCCTTCATTGCTCCAGGTAACATTATAGAATCTACCTCGTGCTTCATTTAGTCGTGCACTTGCATTGAATGCTTTACTGTTCGCATCAAGCGTAATGTTCACCAAGTCAAGAATGCATCTTCTCTCACCATTTACTAAATAGTAAGGTGGTGAGAGAGAAGTAGCTATCATCTTAATCGAACAAGCCCCACCACTATTCTGTATCAAAGCATCAATTGGGCCTATGAATCGTAGACCATATACGCAACCATTATTTATCTCAAGGTCATGACCATTCAAATCTAAAATAAGATAACCGTAAGCACTTATCATCTTTAGGAAGCTTACATCAGTAGTCAGTGTAATATCCTCCATGAGTTTAAGGGTAATGCTTGCTACTAATATCAATCCCTGCAAACTTGCTACAGCGGCGGCGAGCGTAGCAAAGTCCTGTCCATCACCGATAGTATATTCAGTTGTAGTCGTAACAAGTTCCCAACCTGCATAGGTTCTATTTTCCCATTCTGCTGTTCCCGCTGGGGCGTTGAGGACAGGTAAACTACTGGATTTTGACTTAGCTACATAGTCTGAACCTACCCCATGCACGCCTGTGGTTAGTTTCTCATGTATCCGAACCCAAGGACTTTTAATCATCTTTATGCCACCTTCGTATAGACTCCATCAAAGCCGATGGAGTGGGCTTCCCCACCAACATTTTTTACTCTGATGTAGATTGAATTGGTTACATGAGAGCCATAGCACGGATATACACCTTTGCCAGTTACTGAGTCAAAGGCTACTGTATTCGTGCCGTCATACCACTCAATCTCAATATCATCTTCAAAGTAGATGTTATGGATTGCTGCTTCATGGCCTGCTGCTGGCTGGATGGTCTTGTGGGCATCATTGGCTACCTGTGCTCCACAAGCTGAGTAAACATCTCCTATTGCTGCCATAATTAACCTCCTTCGTGGTTATTCTCTTTCTCCGCCAAGTCCCTATCAAGATGCCAATGGATACATCGCAATTCGTTAAAGCAGAGAATTAGAGCAGCGTCACCCAAAGATACCTTTGTGGCTTGAGCATAGGCTTCGACAGCTTCTCTGGTGTTGCTCATCATCTCAACCAGGGGCTTGGGGTGTTCCTTGCCTTCGGCAAGCGGCACAGTGCTCTTAAAAAGATTTCTCATGCAACACACTCCTCTCAAGGGGGACTTTATCAGTCCTCACTTACATCTAAATCGCCAGTTGCAAACTTAGCCGTGTCACCAGAATTTATTGACTTGCTTGCGGTAAGGTCGCCCCAGTAGAGCATATTTCCACCGGTGTCAGCATCGAATAGTGCAAAGGCAACCACTTCCCCCCAGTCACCGGTTGCTTCAGGGAAGGTAATGTCCCCTGCGTTTGCTGTCGCCCCACTAGCTGCGGCGTCCCAGTCATTGGAATCCGTTGCTACTCTGGCATACGAGCCACCCGATACCTCAGTTCCGCCGCCGACATCAGTCGGCGCAACCGTGAACAGAGCTACATAGATTGTCGGTGGCGTGTAGCTGCCCTTCCCGAAAACATGGTCAATCACTTCATTCTCTAGGTAATCGCTTTTTGAACCTGCCATTTTTACCTCCTCGTTAGTCTCTTTAATAAAATCTCCAGGCCTTCGGCCTGGCTATTGAGTTAAGGCTGTTTTGATAGATTGCGAACTGCTCTTTTGCCCAGTTTTGATAGTGGGTGACAGCCGCACTTATGTTGAGCTGGGCTGTCAGCTTACGGAAGTAACCAGTAGCCTTGCTGAGATGGGCCATAGCGTTGTTTACCTCCCGGGCTGCATAATTGCCATATTCCGTAGCAGGCTGATCTAAGGCTAAATAACCCTTTCCCTGATTCAGGTAGTTTAAGGCACTTTGCAGTTCCCGTGCTGCCGAGCCAGAGTATTCTTGAGCTGCCTGGTCTGTGGCCAAATAACCTTTGGCCTGGTTAAGGTATCCCAAAGCAGCTTGAATGTCCCTGGCAGCGTAGTTGGCGTAGCGGTCTGAGGTAGTAGCCTCAGATAGATAGCCCCGGCTCTGGTCCAGGTAGCGGGCAGCGTTACCCAACTCCACAGTGGCGTATTTGGCATAATCCTCTTGCGCCCTTGCGATAGTGATAGTGCCGATTTTGCCTCTCCCACTGGTAAGGTCACCTATGGCCTGCGTAATCCGGGCACTCATATTGTCTATGGCTGTATCCATAGTAGTCCGTTCATCGTCTATTTTTACCCGGCCGCTGGTGAGGTCGGCAACAGCTTGGGTGAGATAGGTTGCCATACTGTCAATGGCGGTAATTGCCTCAGTCCTTTTGGCACCTATCACTGCCCGGCCACTGGCTAAGTCAGCGGCAGCTTGAGTAATCCTTGCCGACATACTCCCGATTGCCACTATAGCCTCCTCGTTTTTGCTGGCAATATACGTCCTTCCGCTTATCAGATCGGCGGCAGCTTGAGTAATTCGAGCCGACATGTCACCTATCGCGCTACTGACATCATCTAGCGTCTCCTTCGCCGCCGTTATCTGTGTGCGAATTTCGCTACCCCAGGCCAACGCCACCTTAGCCACAACGCCTTCAACTAAGGCTTTCTCCAGATCAGAACTCAAGCTAGATGATGCTTCCGTTAACTGATGGACTTTGTGGCAGTAAAGGAAAACCTCATCGCCATCAGTAGGTTCAGAATCAATATCTAGGGTTAGAACATCTCCGAAGACTTTGACATTCCTGAACGCCGGTGGCGTTTGCCTTGTCGGGTATTCAGCCTTCTCTACCTCTAATAGATTTGTGATAGAAGATGTATTAAGGTCTTTCCCACTCGTTCCTTGGTAAGCGTATAAGGTATAGGATTCCCCACTTGCCATGATGTCGGTATCGAGCGTAAGGTCGGATTCACTGTTATATTCAGTTACCTTAGCCGTGGTTTTATCCGTGCTGTTATAGACAGTTTTGCCGACATCTCCAGCTACGAAGTGGGCATTTGCCGTATCAATGAGATGGCTGGCTGTTGTTGCCGTGGCCGCACCTGATTTATTGGCGATAGTCAGCGTCTCCTTGACTTCCCAAGGTCTGTGCTGGGAGATTTCCACTAGGCACTCGCCAACATGTATCTCTATCTCGTCATCGGCAAACTCGTGGGCCTGGGCGGATATAAACTCATCTCTCAGGAATTGACGCGCTATTTGGCAGATTGCGGATAAATCCTTTGCCATAGCTCACCTATTCCTTTTGGACTGGTCCCTTGCACCACTCACTTAGCTTTTCCTCGGACATTGAGTCGGCCATCTCCGCAGCTTCCTCACTATATGACCGGGGAGTCTCGCCTCTTTTAATCGCTAAGGCGATACACGCAAGGGTCTGTTGATTTTCACTTGTAGGCATATTGCCCTCCTTAAATCAGGAGGGGTGGGACAATCCCACCTCTCCTGATTACGTGTCCTAATCCTCGACTATGAAGTATTCAATATAGACGTAGCCCGCAAGGTCGTCAGCCTTCTCGGTAGTAATCTGACCTGTGATGTAGTCATTGGTTCCGCCATTTGCATCCACTTTGTGTACTCCGCCTGCTCCTGCTCCAGCTACCAAGAGATGGTCATGCGTAGCCGCAGCGTCAGCGTCTATGGCATCAAAGATGTCTGTAGCACCTGTGGTAGCATTAGCGGCTACACCGACATCCAGGTCAGCAGTTGCAGTCCCGCCAGCAGTGGTAATATCAACTACAACCCTGGTTACGATGATGGCCTTATCCTCTGGGTTTTGCCATGCGAAGGCAAAAGCATCAGCAGCACCCGCAGCAAGAGCCACCCTCTTAACTCGCCTGCGCACCATGCTTTCAATTCCTGTAAATATTGTACCCATTGGGTTCTCCTTCTTTTGTTTGACTTGGCGCTAATTATTTGACTAGGCTTGCGCCTGCTCAGCCTATAAAGGAAGGACTGATAAGGTTCAGCCCTCAGCTTACCCGGTATCAGTGATAGCGGCCGTCTGGTCGCAACTGTGGATTCGGGTAATAGACTTGGGGCTACCCATCGCCAGGGCGGTGTAGCAGTAAGCTCGGATGCCCTCGGCGTTGTAACCCTCCAGCTTATCAAAGTGGTCAACCTCAAAAAAGTCTTTCCCGCCAGTTGAGCCACCGAGACAGAGGCTAACGCCACCCTCTTCAATTGAGCCAGTTCTGATAGCGTAAATGCTTACCAGGTTGCCTGAACCTAGATACCCACCGTCATTGTCATTCTCAGTCAACAGATAATCTGAGGTAACGATGGGAATACCGTTTACGGTTTCGACCAAAGTGCCGAACTCACTAGGAGTTCTGGCCATCACGATAGCCCCAGCTTTGCCCATTGAGTAGATGAACAATTTATCCTTGATAGCTGGGGGCATCAGGATAAAACTAGGTTTGGGCTTGCATTGTCTGATAAGTTCCAGGAGAGCAGCTATGGTTAGTTCCCCGGCTGCTCCGCCAGCATCAAAGTCCTGGTTTGCACCAAAAGCGTGTCCGCCGGTGGCAGGGCAGAGCTTGTCCAGTCCATCGAACTCCTTGGGGTAGGTGGTTGCATCCCCATAGACAAGTTTGTTTTCAATGGTTCGCAGTGCCCCCTTGATGATTTGAGCTTGAATGACTCCCCTGTAGTCATTGGGGTCTTTGTAGGTTTCCTGAGCGCCTTTAACAAGTGCCCATTGGTCACCAAACTCCTTCAATGCCACACTAGGTTGACCATAGGTGGCTACTTCTTTCCAGCCGTATTGCTCGCCCTTGGACTTGGCGGAGATACTAGGTAGCGTCGCCTCCCGATTCCATTTTAAGGTGTAGGAATCAATCGTGGTGACAGGCAACTTAGGTATAAGCTGCCCAACTTCATATACCGTCTGGACGACACCAGCTAGTAGCTTAGATTGCACCAACTTCACCATTTCGGTTGTGTTGGCGAAATATCCAGTAATCATTTAGTGTTCCTCCTGTGTTCTATTTTTTCTGTTTATCTCGGAAGTCCTCAGCGAATAACTTACTCGCTGATTTGCCTTCCAAAGACTCTCCTCCACCAGAAGTCACACCGGAGTCGGGGTCGAACTTTTCACCCTTTTTGCTTTCTGGCTGCTTGCCAGTTTTCAGCGTCTTGGCTAGGGTTTTGGCTTGCTCAACAGTCGTCAGGTTAAGGCCTTTCATGCCCTTTTTGAGGTCTTCGGCCTTAATGCCTTCTGCCTCTGCAATTCTCCAGAGTTCGATTTCGAGCTGCGTTTGCTTCGCTGCATTAACCTCTGACTCATGTTCAGCCTTTGAGCGGTTTAGCTCAGCCTCTCGCTTGTCGAGTTCCTTTTTCTTATCCTCAAGTTTGGCCAATAAATCCTTATAGGACTTCTTGGCCTGGAGTTCCCTGATTTTTGCCGGGTCCCCTCTAGCTGCTTCCAGTTCGGCCTGGTCTATCTGCTCCTGAATCGCAGTAACTTTGCCCTTCAGGTCGTCAAGCTCTTGGCGCTCAGCATCAAGACTAGCCTTCCTGTCGTCTAGCTCTTTGGCGGTTCTACCCGCCGCAGCGAGAGCATCGCTTTTCTCCTTCGTGACTATTTCCTGAAGTTCCTCCTCGGTGTAAGTCTTGGCTGGTTCCGTTAAGGTAGTCCCAGGTCCACCAGCAGAAGGCTTCTCTTGAGAAGGGTCCTGCTTGTTGCCTTCGGTTTCGCCCATTAGTAACCTCCTTTTTGAATATGATTAGAGCCAGCATCTTTAATTTACTGGCTCAAAATACGAAAGCCCGCTTAATGCGGACTCCTGTTTTGCCACCCTTGAAGGCGGTGGCTTACCCTTCGACCCTAATCAAATAATTCCTTGAATTGCTCGGCTTCCGATAGTTCTTCCCAGGGAGTCTTTTCAGCCCCAGGGTTTCCCCGGTCTCCAATAGATGTGTAGCCTTTAGCCAGAACTAGCCAATCATCTAATTCAGGATGCTTTGCCCTGAAATCATATCGCGGTTTACCTGTTGGTAATCCTAGATATGTTTGATAAAGGGTAAAAACTTCCCTTGTAGGCACCTTGGAGAAGTCCCGTGGCTCTTTCCAGATACCAAGCTCAAGCATGACCTTATAGAACTCCTCATGCTCCATCAACCACCAGTCATCTTCATAGTCCTTGAAATCAGACTGATACCATTCCACATAGGCAGGCGTTAAATCTTCAGGAAACTCTAAATCCTCAGCCCGCATGGTTAGTCTGGCAGCCCAGAAGTCGCCATGTTCTTGTAGATATTTTTGCTTGGCAATGTCTCCCTCTATGGCATCATATTCAGTCTGTGCATCCCGCCACTTGATTTGAAACTGGTAATACTCCATACCTTTGTAATCTTCAGTCCCTTCCCAGCCCCAGTTCTCCATCGCCCAATTAGTAAATTCGGGATTCTCCAGCCTCCATAGCTTAGCCTCGGCGCTATTGCCACTGACTCCCAAGTCATTGTAGGCAAAGTAGTCATCAATCAAGCTCTCCGAGGGTAAGCCCAAGCCCATGTCTTCTAGGGATATGCCCAGTTCCTTGCCCCATTGCCTCAGGAGGTTATAGGCTTCCATAGATTGCAGTTTTCCACCATAACCCCACAAGGCTAGCATAGCATCTTCCTCGGGGTGAGCCTTTCTATATTCAGCCCGCCAGTCCTTAGAAAGCTCAGGATACAGCGCTAAAAGGCCTTCCTTCTCGGCATCGGACAGCATTTGATACTGCTTCCATAAGCCGTAGTATTTGGCAGGGATATTCCCTTCGTTGTAGTCATCCTCGGTCATCTGAGAAATCGGCTTGTAGGGAAGCTCCCAGTATTCCCTGCCCAGCCTTTCCGTATCCTGGCTCTTTCTTATCCAGACTGAATTAAGCCCCTTCTCTTCCCTCTCTGCGGTGATGTAGTCAAGAATCTCGTGGTAGAGGCCTGCCCCCCATTTCTCTACAAAGCCATCAATCCGCCTGTCTCTTTCGTCCCAGTTGTAATCGCCATTGGAAAGATACATGGCGGGATCATCAGCAAACCTTACCTGTGAGTTATATTCAGCATAAGCCAAGTCCCATCGAAACTCATATTTTGAGCCCTCAGCCTCCTTCTCATCGAAGTATTCGTAGATAGAGGCATAAGTCGGGTCTCGCTCCATGGCCTCCATGATAGCCCCATAGTTTTGGCCGGCCTCGCTGCAAAGTTCCCGATATTCCCTGGTGCCGATTTCGCCAGCCTGCAATCTCCTAGTGTATTCGTCTATCCTCTCATAGTAGATTGCTCTCTCCTCATCTATCCTGTTTGTATAGGCCTCCCATTCCCCTGTCTGGCGCAACTTACTGTCACCCTGGGCGGCTTCGTATAGCTCGGCCAGCTCGGGATAGCGCTCAAGCAAGTCCTGTTTTTGCTTCTTTGTTAGCTCTCCCCAGCCAAGTGCCCCCTTCTCCCAGGCCTCTATTTGCTTTTCGTCAAGTTCATCTCTTGGTATCTGTGGGGTATATTCTTTGACCCTATCGTAAAACTTAACCCAGCTAGATTCAGGGAAAGTCCGCCAGCCGAATATCTCAAAAGCGGGCACGGCTGCCTTGGCTGTCCCTTCAGGTATTTCATAATCTCTTACTGCCCCGGGAACCATCCAGTTAAGCCCCTGCTCCATCCAGATAGGCTCAAAGCGGGAGAGGATATACCTGAGATACTCTGCCGGTGTCTCAATCGGATAGCCCAAAAAGTCCTTGCCGTTTATGAGTTCTAAGCCAGTTCCCACCAGGGGCGAGGCACGAGTGTACCACCAGTAGATAAATGGATTATCCCTGTTAATTGGTATTCTGTCACTACCCTTCAGAATCCGCACAAGGTCTATGCGCTCTCTTTCCCCAATCTCATTGATACAAGCGGAGATATTTCCAAATAACCGCACAAGCCCATACCAGAAGCCACCGGGGCCGAAATTATAGTTCCCGACTTTAATAGTCATAAACTGGGCTGTCGGTCTCCAGGTAACTTCACCGGTTATTGGGTCTTCCTGAATCCCCAGCCCCCCTGCTATATCGCGCCAGGCCTCATCATCGTCTTTGCCTGAAAGGAGAGACATTGCCAGTTGTATTCCCACATAGTAAGCCACCCCAGCGGCCATCAAACCCCCCAGTGATTGCCTAGCAAATGCCCCTGTGTAACCGCCCCTGAATATATCTGCTACAACAGACAAACAAGCCCGGGTATAATTCGGTGCAAACCACATGATAGATGATTCCAGTTGCCTCATTGTCAAAGGCACACCGGCAGCCTGGGCATCCGCCAGCCCCGTCATTAAGTCTAATGACCTGGCCAGCTCAAACCCCTTGCCCTGCTTTAATGCCTTTGGCGAGAGAGCCTTCCAGAACTCATCCCTGACTATCTCGCCGGCAGAGTAAAACGCCATCTCCGCTCTCTCAAATGGAGACAAAGGTATTCTCTCCAGGGTCCATGCCGCTATCTTGGCAAGCCCGTGCTTTCCCCTCAAGACATCGAAGTAATCAATCGCCCTGGAGCTCCCACCAAAGCTCGCCCTTTGCAAGGCGGCATCCTCATTCCTTGCCATGTAACCATAGAACACGCCAGGGGTGAAAAACGCCCTAGTAGAATCAGCTAATGCCTTATACCACCCACCCATGAGTTTTAACCCAGTTCTAGGGCTGCTCAGCAGCATCCCATGGGAAATCCCAAATGAAGTCAGTCCTTGAATCATCATGGCTGAAAAGTCAAGGCTTGCCTTTGTTATTCTCAAGATGCTGGCTGCATCGCTAGTGAACTTGAGAACTGAGCTGCCGCTTTCATGCCCGAAGAACTTATTACAGGCATCGATGAAGTCCTGGTTAAATATCCTGCCGCCGGCGAAGGGCATGGGGATATAACCTTCACCGATCCCCGGTTGTCTTACAATCTCCATCTTAGTCGCTCTTTCCGCTCTGGCCTGCCAGTATGGAGCTTTCCTAGCCTCCATCAGAGTCTTTGCTTCACTGGCTAGATTGTCAAATGCTGCCTTCCGCTCAGCCGCTGTCATAGCCTCTGGCACGGAGAATGATACTTGCCATGCCTCAGTGTCCCCCGAAAGCTCACTAATGCCCTCTATCTTCGGCTTGATGTGCGTATAAGGCGGGGATAATCCCTGCTCTTCGTATGTTTCGACCAGTTTCGCATAATCGTCAAGGGAGATTTGTGTGGTTTTGCCCTTACCTTTAGGTTGAACAGGCGTTGTGTAGCCGAACATATCCACCTGTAAGCCGGCCTCTGGCATACCAGCTTCGGCTTTGGGGATTGCAGTCTCAACATTCTTACTGCGAGCTATTATATTTAATCCTGTGGTACTATCTGCCTTTACCACAACACTTTCATCACCTACCATTATTAGGGAATTAGTTGCTTTTTCGTATCTCCATCTCATCCCAGAAGCTTCTTCAGTGATTGTTCCATCACGCAGGGTTGCTAATCTTGCTCTGGCTTTAGCAAGATGTTCCTCCGTCATGTAAGACTGTTTAACTCGCTCGCCAACAGGGGCAGCCTCTTTTGCCTCCACATCAGCTTGATATAAAGAACCTTCTGTAACCTCTGGGGTAACAGGTGTAACCTCTACTGGTGTTACATTCTCAGGACTACCTTCTACCTCAGCCAGTATATTGAGCATCCGCTTAATGCCTTCTGTTCTCTGGTTAGCAACATCAACTAGAACTCTAAGGTCAGCGAATCTTTGTTTTGTATTGGCAAGACCTTCTATTTGCTTTATGAGTTCCCCTTCGGTTAAGTTGAAATGCTCCGCCAGTTCATCTATGACATAGGCTGAAGGCACTCGCCCTTCTGGTGTTCGTGCCTGGACTTGCTCGACAGGCTTCACCATTAAGGCTGCCGCCTCTTTCAAAGTAAAGCTCTCAGGCCATTCACCTTGTTTCAGGAAATAATCCAGATGGCGTTTTAGCTTGCCGATTTGGGCTGTAAAAGTGGCCACTGGGTCAGTTTTCAGGGTTTCTCCCAGTGCCTCAACTTCTGCTGCCTCTTCACCAGTCATCTGCCCTATCTCCTGAAGCTGAGTCTCCATAGTATTGCGGAAGGCTAGCCTGTCCTCATACTCCATAGCTTCAAAAGCCTGTCGTATCTTCTGGTCGGGTGGGATTTCAGGAACTTCTTTGGCTGCCTTGATAGCTTCTTCCGTTTCCGCCTTGAGCGACTTTATAAAGGACTGCATCTGCTTTAAGGTGTTCCGTAAAGCCTGAGTCTCCGATGACTTTTCCCCTATTAAAGCTCTCAATCTTCCCCCAAGCTCAGGAAATCGCCTCTGTATCGCTCTCAGGGTTTGCCCTGGCAGTATCTCCCCCCTCTTGGCCCTGAGAACCAGTGAGTGCAGCTTGGCGGCATCGGCAAGGTCCCCTTGTGTCCGCTCTGCCCGTTCCACGGCTTCAGGATAGCGTTCCTCCAGCCTCTCCGAGGGAGTAACCCCAAACTCCTGTAGTTGTTCCTCGACTCTCTTATTGGCCACTGCCTTATAAGTTTCCTCGATGTAAGTCCCGATAGATGCTTCGGGGTTTGGCGCATACATAAAGCCGGTCTGTATCCCCCCAGCCATTGTCTCAAAGGTGCGTGGCTTCATATAAGACGGTTTGGCCCCGACAGCCCTGCCGCCTCTCCCAGGCTTGCCTCTGGCCTCTGTTACCTCGCCTTCTACCATTCGCCCAGTTACTACCCTGTGCATCCACGCCTCGTTGATGACATTTGGCGCCACGCCTTCTTTTTGCTGGAGTGTTGATACCGCCTTGTTTATCCTGTTGAATCGGGCTACATACTCTAGTCCGCGGCTCATGTCTGTCCAGTCATACATCTCAGGATGGGTTAATACATGCTCTACAGTGCCGGCATTAGTGCGCTCACTTTCATAACCTGAAAGCAGCCGGCCTGCCATCTTGGAAGAGTAGCCTGCTTCATTGAAGCCAAAGTATCTTACGGAGTCGCCGATTATGCTTTTAAGAGTGCCGGTTTCTATCTTGGCGGCATTTTGCCCCATCTTCTCAATAGCCCTGTAAGTAACGGCTATCCGTCCCACTATGTCCTCGGTCACCTGGCTGTCTATCTTGAGCGAGGACCGCCAGCCTAGGATTGTCTTCTGAATTTTCCCTATCCCCGGCATCTCGGCTGTCTTTTCAAGGGCTGTCCTAATCCAGTTCGGAACCATCAAGCCCTTTTTTATCTCCTCGTTGCTGGGTATCTGGAAGAGGGTGTCGGGTTCTCCCGGCATCCCCATGATATTACTGGGGTCTTTTACACCCAGGCCCATGTCTCCGCCCGCGGGGACAACGAGGTCTGGATTAGTAGATTGAATCTGATTTAATGCCGTCTGCGCCTGTCGCTGTATCTCGGGCAAGGCACTAACCTCATCCACTGCCTTACTCAAGGCCTCTTGCCCCTCTGGTGTTTCCAATACCTGCCCAATAGCCACAAGCTCGGCCTGCTCTTTAGGCACTCCGTTCTGTGTGAGTTTCTCTATTGTCTCGTTAATCTGTGCCATCTGGCTTGAGTTCATAAATCGGTAGAGATGCGCGGTATGAGTTCCCCCACCAATAATCGCCAGAGGCAGAATAGCAACTAGCGTTCTCAGGGTAACTTCAGGAATCCCCTCAAACATCCCTCTGTTCTCGTCTATCGTGGCGACTGTGGCGTTTTGAATAGCTTGCTGCACAACCTCTTCCATAGTCTCGGCTATTTCAATGTCGGTAAATGTTTTCAATCCCTTTATTGCGAGTTGCCTCCAGGTCAGATTTACGAGTTCCCTTTTGACATTCCGGCTGAAAGCCCGGGCAAATACCGGGGATACAGCCCTCAGAAACGGCAAATCTCCCATTATTTCCACTGAGTTAATCACCGCTCCGATAGGTGTAGCGAGCCGTAGAGCCTGGTCCTCAGTTGCCCCACTTGCCAGTAAATCTTCGTATAGGTCAGTTACCATCGCCGGGGTAGTGAGCACCCAGCCCGCAGCTAACCCGATAAAAGGATTTCCTGTCGCAGCCCCTACAACTAGACTTGTCCCCATAAAAGCAGCCGTGAAAGCAGCCGATTCAGCAGCTACATTGGCGATATACCAGGGGTCATGCACAATCAGCAGCGGGTCTTCCTTAATCTTCTCAACAATGCTGCCTTCCCACTCCTTCGGCGTCTGAAGCTCTGGATGAGCTATCAGCCATTGCCGCATCTCTGCCTGGTTTTTCTCATATCTTGTCTGCAAATCCTTGATGGTGGCTAGTGCCCCGGCAAGTTCGGGACCCTGTTCTGTTATAGTCCCGTATTGTGCCAGCAATTCCTGGTCGCTCATAAGCTCCCAGGGCTTAAATGGTGAAGTTGTTTTGGTAGCCCAGGGAATTGTTTCTGGCTGCTCGACAAGATGAGAGAGAACAAATTGCGGTATCAAAGAAGTAAATCCCTGCTTAAGCTCATACCAAAGATTCATAACCCCAAGTCTCAGAGTATCAAGGACATTCTTTCCCCCGCTTTCCTCTACCTCAGGCAGCCTCCCGAATACCTCATACATTTGCTCCTGGGTTATCTCCGGGTAGAGGGCTTTCAGCAGAGACTCCGTTTCCCCAGTCCAACCGATCTCCCGCAGGTCAGTGAGGAAGCCTTCAGGATTAGTCTGAAGATACCCCAAAACCTCCCCTATATCCTGCTCAGGGAAGACCTGTCCGAAGATTTGCTCAGTTTCTAGCTGCTGTTTCTCCCTTAAATCCAGCCAGCCGCTAACATCAAGCTCTCCGCCACCGGTCTGATATTCCCCATATAAAGCCTTTCCCTCTTCGGTTAAATCTTCTATGGCTAGTGCCTGGGGTGTGGTTTCTAGGCCTCCGGTCGGCGGGCTCAGGAGTGTCTCCAGGTCAGCCTGGCTGTATTCCGCACCTTCGGGTGAGATGTAAGTTCCAGCTTCGGTAATCTCCCATTTTTCAGGTGTGATTAGGCTTATGGAATAGTCACCCTCTTTTGGGGTGAACTTGAGCATCCAGTTTTCCTGAAGAGATAAGCCCATGTCCGCAGCCTCAGTGGGAGTGAAGAATAGCTCCTGGGTAGGTAGAGTGGTCGCCAGCTTACTTGCTTCAATAGCGCCCGTTAGCTTGGGATACATCTCCCGCATTTCAGCCAGAGAAGTTCCGTATTGGCTGAGCAGCCTTTCAATTTCTATCTGCTGCGATTGTGCAAATTGCTGGAGTAAATTCTTAGCACTCAGGTCAATGGCCATTTACCTTTACCTTGCTCCTTCTTCGCCCGTAGTAGCTGAAGTATATTAGGCTTTGTCGGCTGATTATTCGGTTGTTCTACCCCTCCCTGAAGCATCCTGATGAACCTCTCGTTCACCATATCCTTTGTAAACTTAAACTGTGGGTCACTCACTTTCTGCCTCCTCAGCTTCAGGCTTTGGTGTTTTCCCACCACCAGCTCCACCACCTTTACTAAAGAGAGGTAAGAGCCCTTCCTTCTGTGATTCAGGTTCTCTCTTGCCTTCTATTGGACTTAACTGCCCTAGTGCTTTCCTCTGTGCGTAAATAGTTTCTGCCCTCTCCGTTAGCAGGGCTGCTCCAAGCTGGTCTTCCAAAGTCGGCTTATCTTTATCAACAAGACTTATCGCTCTCCGATAGAGGAAGAAAATCTCGTCCGTGTTTTCGGCTTGCTGTGCTTTCAATTCAAGCTCTAGGCCATCAGGGTCTTGCACCTTCAGCATCTCCCGTAGAATGTAATTGTCAGGCAAAAACCCTCTAGCAGTCTTAGCTATAGAGAGGTCAGCAGCCGTTTGCTCCTTCGATAACAAGAAGAATTGATAATTGATAGAATACTCACCTTCCAAATCACCCGGGCTATATGTATTCTGATTCCCTGGCCGCCCTAGTTTTATCGTCTTGCCGGATGATATGCACTGTTTAATAATCATCCTTGAAAGAGCTTGATAGAATGATGCAATCGTTGATAGCCTTGGCGCGAAGATGTCATTTCTGGCAGCCAAGAGATTCAGAATCGCCACTGAGGATAACGGGAAGGTGAGACTTCCATAATCCAGCGGTGTTAGTTCGCCCCTCTGCAAGCAGGCCTCCACAATCGAGTAAAGTAGCCGTGTGGCACTCTTGATGTCATTCACTGGTAATTGCTTAAAGCCGCCACCTATTTCAGTCTCTATCACCACATCCTCTTGATAGGGAGATTCGGCCGGCTTCTGCCCTTTGTCGGGGCTGTTTGGGCCTCTCTGAAGCTCTAACCCGCCCTTCAATGCCTTCCTGCTCAGTGTTTTCAAAATAGTGGCTGTTTCATTCTTTGATTCCCAGAGGTTTCGGTCTGGCCAGAAGATGCTCTCTCCGTCATGTTTCGCCGCATTTTCCGTATTGAACATACAGCCGATGGGACACTTGGCAATGACAAACGGCGGATAGCCGTAAGGGTTCGGTTGGTCTTTGATTACTTTATCTTCTGCAAAAACTAATTCCCTCTCAGCGTTCCATAAATCGGTAATCTTGTTGTCAGTGCCTTCCAGAGAAATATTGAGTCCCTTGCCGTATTCCCGCTCAATTTGAACCTTTGAACGGCTGGTAATCGGAGCACCCCAAATCATGCCGTTATGGTCAGTATCAAATGGGAACCACCTTGCGTCCACTGGCAGAATATCGGGGATTATGCCACCTTCATTATCAAATCTTACGCAAGACCTAGCAGGAATTCTTCCCCTGACACATACCTGCTCATTGATAAAGGCGTCCAGGCTCGCAATCCCCCGATTCGGTAGCCATTCATCCACTATATAAAAAAAATCGTCAAGGAATTCCTCGATTTTGGTAATCTGCTTGGGGGTTAAATCTTTCCCTTTAACGACTGTTTGCCTTTGATAGCTGGACAGAATCCCTATTGCCTTTGTAGCGTATAGCAAAGGGTCATTTAGGGTAACATTGGATACATCCTTTTCTTTATCGGTCGAACCCAACTTCTTCATCTCGTAAGCCTCAAGGAGATACAGCTTCTCATCCACATCCATGCGGTCATGCAGGGACTTCATCTCTCTGAGCTTATCTTGAACTAACTGGTATTCCTTTTTACTTTCGTCAGACATAGCTGCTCCTAATGTCCATTCTTAGCCTTGAGCCAAGTAATGAGTTCTGTTAAAACCTGCGTGTGCTTCACTAACGCATCGGTGCGTTCCTGAGTCATTTTGTTATAGTCATCGGTGAGTCCCGTGAGCCTAGCCTCCATAGCTTTGCGGTCTTGCCGATAGACAAAAAACATAAGCACAGCGAGAACCCCCGCTATGCCTCCTATATTACCGATATACTCCATGAAGCCCATATTGTCCTCCTTAATATTTCCAAACCGGTATTTTCCCCAATACTCCAGCAAGTTTATGCGTTGCCACGGCATATCTCCGGGCGTCCATGCCATGTGACCAAGTGTGGGTTGTCCTGTCGGTGAGTTCTCCGGTGGTCCTATCCTTGAGATACCGGAAGTTTCTTTGCTCTTTGATGCAGTTTACGCTGTCCTTTGTCCAGTGCTGGTAGAATTGATTGACCTTCTGTATGCCATACTCAACGCTGCCCTTGCCTTTGACTGCCTCAATGACATTGAACCCAAACTTGCGCAGCTCCTCAGCGCTCTTAGGCTCGTTCGGGTCAGGGTAGATAGGCTCTCTGGCGACACCAGCAAGGCTCAGTTTCCTGGCTATCTGGTCATTGGTGAGTGCAGTCCTGTCGTAGAATATCTCCTGCGAGTAGAGCTTATCCCCCAGTATCACATTCTTAACCAGGACTGTAGGGTCGGCCGCAAAGCCGAAGTCCATCCCGTAGAAGAACTCGCCCAGGGGAAGGCTGGCCACCTGCTCGAAATGAGGATAGACTAGGCCTTCTATCTTTCCTATCAGCCCCAGCCCGTAGATGTTCCACCAGTTCGGGTCTTTATCCCGGTAAGACTCTATCTCCGCTACCTTTGACTCAGGGATGACATCTACAGCGTCAAGGTAAGTGGAATGGTCATAGGCATTTTCTTCTTCCTCAAGCCAGTTCTCATGTGCCCAGAACTCCCCGACCGGGTTCCAGTCCAAGACAGTGAAGAGCTCGGTTCTAATGTCTAGCGCCCTAGCCGTCTCCCAGGGTATGTTGTTGGCCTCGTTTATAAACAGGATATGCCGACGTGGACCTCTTACTTTGCTATCGTCATCAGCTCCAAAGAACTGAAAGACACCCTGCCAGTCCGGGTGACGGTAAATGTGGTCCGTCTTGTTATAGAACGGGTTATTGTCTTTGCTCTCCCCCAGGATATTGAAGAAATCCCGGATGCAGCCTTGCTTCAAGTGAGGCAGAGATTCTGAGACGACTGAAATGTCCAGAGGGACTTCCGACTTATCGGCTATGACCTGGAGTGCCTGGAGAGCCGAATAGGTCTTGCTGCTCCATGTCCCGCCTTCGAGCTTAACCCTTCTCTTTCCCTCCACCCAGGCCTTCAGGATCGCCTTGAAGACTTTTGTCGTCCTTACATCTACTTCCATTCGTTACCAGCTTCGTCCTTTCAGCTACTTGCGTAATCAACTTTTTTGTTTCGCCATCTACAACGGTTATGTTGACTATCCTGTCCCCTCTGTTGTCCTGGATAATCGAGGACTCAGAGTAAACCCCGTCCATCTTGTTCAAGAGGTCAATCGCCTTCATCGGGTCATGCAGCTTTACTGAGGTATGAACTGTCGGTTTAGCACCCTTCTCGTCATACTCAGTTCGGGAGTGTATTTCCT